CAGCTGATTGCGATCACCAGCTTCTGCCTTAATCCAGCTCGACATGAAGGCGGCCATCTGCGCCGGTTCGTGCACTTTGTCCTGAGGGAAAACGTCTTTGATGGCCTGGACCAATTTCCACTCAGCATGCCCAGACAGCTCGCTCAAATCAGGAACATCATTTTTGGCCTGCAGCAGGTTCTGGAAGTAAATGTTTCCCTCATCCATCGCTAATTCGTTTGCGACGATCTGCTGCTCCTGGCTGATCTCCGAAAGATATTTGTCACCCAGTATATGGACGGCGAAGCGTACAGCCTGGGTGCGGTTTGCCAACAACGTAGAGCTGAAAGGTATTACCGGCGCATCAGAGAGATCCACATCGCTGGTGGCGCTGTCCAGGGCGATGGTGGTTTCGCTCTGAGATGCGGCACCCGGGATCACGTTCCAGGTGCGCTGGTCTTCTGCCAGGGTGTAGCGCTTGCAGAACTCAAAGCAAATAACACCTTCTTCAGGCAGATCGTCAACAATCGGCATATCCGTACGGACAGGCTTGGCGTAATCCTTCCCGCGGCCAGTTTCGATGCCAGCTTCTTCCAGCTCGACATCGAGCGTCAGGGCGGCGCGGGCTTCACTTTTCGCAGTAAACCAGATCACTGCATCTTGCTTACCGGATTTCTGGGTGGCCTTAACCACATAGAAAAATTCCATGTCAGATCCTCATTTTTGGATGTAAGATCCCCGGGCCAGAGATTGCGCCCAGTGGGTGTGTTTTTGGTTTTGGTATAAATTCCGGTGTAACTTTGGTCGGTGGCACCGGACGTAAACCCCGCCTTGCGCGGGTTTTACGTTAGGCTTCGTGGGCCATCTGGTCGTACGAAGCGCAACGCGTAGAACAGTAATTACGTTGTTCGCGCGCCAGCTGGGCGCCGCGGATGAAGATCAATACGTTTTTAACTTCTTTCCCTTGCTCGATTGAGTTGCTGCAGTATGCGCATTTCGTTGAGTTACACATCTGGGTTCCCCTTCTGCGCCAGCAGATAACAGATACGGCGAACAATCACCTCAACCCAGTTCAGTTTTACGGCCTGATGCCGTACTGGTTTACGTGCGTAGTCAATCATGGTCACCCTCATTTGCCCTTGTCGCCAGGCTGGCGGAACGTTTCTTTAACCTGACAACGCTGCGCTTGTTGTCGATGCATTGAAGACTACAACTTAAAGTTTCGCATGTAAAGCCGAAGAAACAAAAAGTTTCGTTTGAGTATAAAAAAAGACACCTCAGGCGGGTGTCTCATTTTGGCGATAAACTATGGCTTGTTATTTTTGCTGATTGTGGATGATGTCAAACACATCACTTTTGAGAAGATCAATTTCGTGTAACACGGTCTTTGTATGCAGTATGAGGCGCAGCTTTTCTGCCTCAGGCAACTGGTTAAAGAGGGATAATAAAGCCTCTTCTTTTTCGTCAAGCTCTCTGCGTGTGCTGGTGGTTAGCACGACATTCTCTGCATCCCCATCCTCATCCATAAAGAACCAGTGCTCGGGCTTACGTGAAACAGCTGCAAGGCGTTTCAGACGTTCGCCACTGGCCACTGTTTTTCCCTTTGACCAGTTTTGGACAGCCGTATGGGAGAGCATGACCTGTTTTGCGAGATCGGCCATATTCCAGCCATTTTCGGTCATGACCTGTTTGATTCTTTTTGCGAATACGGGATGAGCGACTTTATTCATATTGTTATTTTACAACCTTTGGTTTCGCCTAGCACTCCAACTATTTGTTTCGTTTTTCTTGCAACTTAAAGTTTCGTTGAGTATCCTCATGTCATTCCACTGACAGGAGGCCCAATGAACAAATCACTTAAAGAAAAAATCACCAATACCATGTCGCGTGTCGACATTGGTGCGCAGCTTGGCATTTCATCTCAGGCAGTAAGCAAATGGATGAGCCAAGGGAAAGTCCCTGCGGGACGTGTTGTCCCTCTTTGCAAAGTCCTCAACTGGGCTGTAACGCCCCACGAAATTGATCCAGGTGCCTACCCAAACCCAACCGATGGTTTACCGCGTCAGGAGCACTAATCATGCAAACACTTTCTTTTCAACAGAATAACAGAGCGCCAGCAGAGCGCCTGACATTCTCGTTTCATCAGAATGAGAGGGATGACCCAAAGATTGATCACAGCGCCATCTGTTCTGCCGTTCGCGCCTGGGCGGCTGCAGATGGGCGTGTGGCTGTAGCCCTGGCAATCAAAGAAGCGGTTGAAGAGGCGGGACTGACAGGAATCGACACCAGCTGCAATGCCGATGTATGGAATGTGAAGCTGTTTCGTTGGCTGGATAACAAGGAGAAGTCTTCAGTCTACCGGGCGAACGTCGAGCTGCTAGAGCCGGTCATCCTTTCAGTGTTGCCACTGGCGTACCGCGATCGCGTGGTTAAAAGCGATTGCGCCTCTGTGCGCATAGCCGCAGCGGTTAAAGAAGATGCCGAAGCAATCCAGGCTGTGATTTTAAGAGCGCCAAAGCATGAGCGCCTGAAGGAGATCAGCGAAAGCATCGTGGCGAGGTTCTATCTGGATGGACCGGATTCGGTAGCACCGCTTATGGCGATGGTTACAACGATGCTGGGGGTTGTATGACGGAGTTAAAAATGGCGAAAGCCGCGGTGCGCGAACACCAACGGCTTTCTGATGCAAAAACGGTAGGTAATTGCGGAGATGAGTATGTCAAATACCGCTGAAGTTATCAAATTTCCGACTAAAACCGAGCAAACAGGAGGTCACATGGCCGACCTGTCCAACGGGTACACCCGGATCGCAAACGAGATTCAGAAGCTGAAACCACGCCTGCGCATGTCGGGGCGTGAATGGCAGTGTCTGGAAGCGGTGATCTGGCTGACCTACGGATGGAACAAAAAACAGGACCGGGTTACAAACACCGTCATCGCCGGGCTTACAGGGCTGGCTGATACGCATGTTTCTGATGCGATCAGTTCTCTGGCAGAGCGTGGAATTATTTTCAGTCACAAGCAGGGCGTGATGAAAATTGTCGGTATAAATACTGACCTATCCGCCTGGATTTTGGACAAACCGAAAACGGGAAAACTCTTCCCGAAAACGGGAAAAACCTTCCCAGAATCGGGAAAAACCTTCCCGGAAACGGTAGCCACCCAAGACTATAACAATAACAATATTAAAAGATCATCGTCAGAGAATTCTGGCGAATCCTCCGACGACCGTCTGATGAAGTTTTTATCAGCTCATCCTGAAGCGGTAATTTACACCCCCAACTTCACCAAGTGGGGAACTGCAGCTGACCAGCAGTGCGCAGAGTGGATCCTCGCCCTGCTCGAAAAAGTTAAACCCTTCCCGAAGCAACCCATCATGGCCGCCTGGGCTAACGACGTGCGCCTGATGCGTGAGCTGGATGGCCGCAGCCATCGTGAAATTTGCGAGCTATTCCAGTGGGCGAGCAAAGACGCGTTCTGGCACACAAACATCCTTTCGCCCGCAAAGCTCCGCGCCAAGTGGGACACCCTGAGCCTTCAGCGCGATGCTGGCCGCCGGACCAATGCCGGGGGCGCCACCGGTATTGACTTTAATAACACTGACTGGATTAACGAGGTGTTCGATGGAAAGACTATCTGAACAACTGATGAGCTGCGATCGCGAAAGCCTGCGCCGCATTGCGCACAGCATGCCTGATGCCCCCGCAGAACGCCCTCAGGCTGAGCAGACGGCTGAAATCTTCAATGCCCTGTTCAGTGCTCTGCGCGCCGCGTTCCCGGCGGCAATGGCTGGCTTTCGTGAGCAGAACGATTTCAACGAACTCCGCCGCCAATGGGCTATGGCCTTCCAGGAGAACGGGATCACCACCATGGCGCAGGTTGCCGCAGGTATGCGGATCGCGCGCCGTCAGGAAAAACCCTTTCTGCCGTCTCCCGGCCAGTTCGTCGCATGGTGCAAAGAGGGGCACAACCTCCTGGGATTCAGCGTTGACGACGTGATGACTGAGTACTGGAAGTGGCGTCGCCTGATATTTCGGTTCCCGACCAGCGAGCAGTACCCCTGGCCTGCGCCAGTTCTGTATCACATCTGCATTGAACTGCGCCGCCAGAGTACCGATCGCCAGATGACCGAAAGCGAGATGCGCCAGGCCGCCAGCAAATTGCTTTCAGGTTGGGAAGAGCGAGTAGCCGCTGGCAAGCCTGTACCACCAGTTCGCCGCGCTCTCGCCGCCCCGGCTAAGGCCAGCGGCCCAACGCCAGCAGAGATGCTGATGGAGCAGTACAGGCAGCGAAAAGCCGCTGGTCTGGTTTGAGGAGATCCCCATGGCAAAACCAAAAACGCATAGCGAGCGCACCCTGTTCATCGCCTGGATTATCGAGCTGGTGAAAAAGCATGGCCGCGCAACGACAAACGATGTCGTCGCCATTTTCGGCCTGCACCGCACCACTGCCGAGAAATACATCCGGGCTGCCGTAGAGCAGGGGAAACTTATCCGCCACGGGCGCTGCGGCGTCTTCCGCGACCAGCGGGCAGTTATCGACTTTGACATGGAACGTTACACGCACCGAGGAGCATCACATGAGTGATTCACTGAGAAACAAAGAACTGGTGGCCGTTGGTCATCAGTTTGCGAAGGCGATGAGCAGCGACATACCGATCATCGATATGGCGAAGATTGTTTCCCGTCTGGCCGAGCGGCTGGACTGCATCACCCTGGCGCTGCGCGAGATGACGAAGCAGCGGGATGCGCTGGCGACATTGCAGCAGCAGGTTATCAGGAAAGCGATGGCTCTTCATGATGCGTTACTTCGCCAGGGAGCATCCCAATGAGCAGACGCACGAACACCAAAGCTCGTATTGAGAAAAAATTCACTAAATCTGCAAAAGACTTGCTGTTGAAGTTATTGCCAAAGACCTTCAC